GTGGAATAGAAACTTGTCACGACGTTTTTGAAATGCATCGACAGAAATCCTTGTCTTGCCATCGTATTGAAAGAAGTTGTACTTCTCTGAGGAGAAGTGTAACTTGATGGCTTGATACAATCCGTATAGATCATATCCGTTCACAGTGGCAATCGACCTCCGCGAGGAAGAAATCTCAACTCCATCGCCTCACCTTCAATGATACTCTTCAGAGATTCGTTGATCATCGAAGCAGCAACTTCAATCTCAAGATTATTTCTTTCGCAGTAAGTTGTAATTGCGTCCATATGATCAATCTTTTCTTTCATTGCCATTTCCATGATCATTATAGAGAAATTATTTTTTTCTTCTCGGCTTGCCATATTAGATCTCATATTGCGTCAAGGAATTGTTCAACTGCTGAGTCACACGAACAAACGTTGTACGCTTACTAAACTCCTTCAATTCATTCGCCCCCACATATGTACAAGCAAAGCGGCGACCACCCAGAATATCTTGCATAGTATGTTTCACTTCACCACGATATGGAATCTCAACTGTCTTACCTTCAGAGGCACGATAGTTTGCCACACCACCATTATGTAAATCCATGGCTGTATCAGAACTCATGCCATAGAACTTATTATCACCAAACGGAGATGCTCCACCTTCTTTGTGTCCAGCAAGCATTCCACCAAGCATCACAAAGTCGGCACCCGCAGCAAATGCTTTCACAATGTCTCCAGGAACGGAACACCCTCCATCCGCTATGATGTGACCCTTGAGACCATGTGCAGCATCTGCGCACTCAATAACCGCACTCAACTGCGGGTAGCCGACGCCTGTCTTTTTGCGTGTAGTGCAAACAGAGCCAGGACCAATACCAACTTTCACGATGTCAACACCGCCGAGAATTAGTTCTTCTGTCATTTCTGGTGTGACAACATTACCTGCCATGAGTACCACATATGGATAACGATCGCGAAAATGACGAACATAATTTACAAAGGCTTGCGTATAACCATTGGCAACATCAATACAAACGTACATGTATTGATTTCTAACTGCGCTATACACTTCGTTGAATTTCTTTAGATCTTCGCTAGAAGTGCCAAGAGAATAGATGCTACTGTCTAATCTTCGCGCAAAGTGGCTGGTCAACTCAGACTCAGAATAATGTTTAGTCAAAGCAACCATACAATTATGCTTGACAAATTCAGTATCCATCTCAAAGGTGCCAACACCATCCATGTTGGCAGCAATAATGGGAACACCCTTCCAACTATTGCCACTTCGGAAAGTAAATGTTCTTTCTAGATTTACTTCGCTTCTTGAAGATAGATTAGATCGTTTCGGAATAATCAGGACATCTTTATAGTCCAGTTTCACATCTTCAATAATTCTCATAAAGCCTCAATGATAAAATATATGATTGCCAATCTTGCGAATCAATTGCTTTTGTTCAGCCCAAGCAGGATCAACATAGTCTGCATGGAAATACTTTGCAGATCCAATTATACCGTAGTGCTGTTTAGAAATCAATATATTCTCTGCAATCTTGATAGAGTCTCGCCAAGCAGAACTATTGCGATAAACTTTTTTCTTTCCTTCGCACACCCAAGAGAACTGACAGGTGCCTTTGATGCGTTGATGCACAACGCCGCAAACAGTACGAGGATATTGTTTACTCTTGACGCGATTCATGGTGACTTCAGCAACAGCAATCTTGCCAGCGCGAGGCTCACCACCTGCTTCGAAATAGATGTTGCGCGCAAGGCACTCAACTTCTTTCAAGACCAATTGTTTCTTTTCGTAAGAAAGATTTAGAAACTCGACTTTGTGATTTAGAGTTTCGAGTTCAGATTGTAATATCACATTTGCAGTTTGCTGTGCATCTATTTTATCTTGCATACGTCCAACCATACTGAAGGGGACGTATAGCATAAAGAATATGAGAGCAAACAACCCACCCCATCTACAGAACAAATTGTGATTGCGATCAAAATATTTTTCTACATTACAAAATATATCTACTGCATTCATGTTTCGAGTCTCCATTATTGCAGTGGAAAGAAAAGGGTGGTGGTTCGCACCACCACCCCAGACCTTTCTGTTACCGAGCGGTCAACTCTTTGTACTCAATGTGCTTATTAGGCAGCGAGAGCCATAGGTGTAAATGAATCATCGTTTGCATTTACGTTTTTTGCGCTGATTGAGTCAGTCGCCTCACTGGTTGCTGTCAGGTTATTACTTGCCCTGTCGAAGCCAAATTCATCCCC